GTGACAGAAGATGGAGTGCATGATATTTTCAAACGCTCAGTCTTTCTGTCTTCAACAGCAAACTTTACATATTCGCTCCACAGTTTACCTGCATAGCCTTTACCCTCATGTCCCTGAACAGTTACGATCTCGTACAAGTTACTATACTTGTCACGATTGAAAGTAGCATAGATCAGTGACACAACTTCACCGTTTTCTTCTAAAACCATAGGTGGGGATTTTTCATAATTCTTAAACCGAGTCCAAAGTGAATGTGCAGCCGATAGGAATTTTGTATTCCTACCTGCTGGACTATTTTTTATAATTTCTTCTACTTTGGTCGAGTTAACAAAATTCATATTTTTGGAGGTCGGTATGACCATTCTCCTCAATACGCTCATACATCATAGATAAACTTTCATCAAATGTATAAACTACATTCATTTCTGTAGGCAACGTAAACGAAGCGATACCTGATCTCTTCGCAATATCAACTGTTGAAGTAATTATACAACCATTATCCATGATTGTCAAGGACAGTGGTCGTTTACCGTTGCGATATACTTTCAATTTCTTATCGTTTGTCAACTCACAGACAGACATAGATGAGTCTGGGAATTCAATTAAAGGATCTTCAGACAGCAAAACAAATTCGCTGTCGTTTTTAGTTTCTGTTTTCTTACCGAAAATCTCTAGCCAGTTCTCTGGTAGTTCTTGGGTGATTACACCATTGTGCACTATAGAGTGAACAGAATTGGCGATTGGCTGGTTGTATTCCAAATCACTAGTAGAATAGCGACAATGACCAACCATATAAATGTTTCCATCTTCATTGACATAATAATCCATATCACTCAAATATCTATCAACGAATTCTTTAGCATTGATAGGATACTTTATAGTTTTAACTACACCATCTTTAACAAAAGAAATACCAGTGGCATGCATTCCTCGAATACGAGATTCGAGGAACACATTTCTGATAGTCTCAAAATCATCCAGTGATGGTCGCTGGATTATCATTCCAATAATTGCGCACATATTAACCGAAGAAACTTTCTAGTGATGATTCTTGTTTACGAGCCTCTGGATGATACTTGAACAGTTCTTCCGCACCTAGTTCGTTTTCACAGAAATCATACCATTCATCGGATGTCCACATAGAAGGTGAGACGCCATTCCAAAGTGGTCTCCACTCTGGATGTTCTTTGTTGTTCTTACGAGATTCAACAAAGTTAAATCGGCAATCCTCGTATTCCACACTTCCCAGTTCGAGCATCTTCTCACGGAAGTAGCAGACAAGAGAAATACGCTCTGTAGTTTCACCAACAATTACAATTGGTGTGTTAGCATGGATGACTTCATGATTGTTTACCAACAGAAGATCTCCAGGACGAACATTAACAGCGACACGCACTTCTGGGAAGATTAGGTAACCACCTGTGTAATTCCCATCATTTGAAATAACAAGTAGGTTTGATAAACCTTCATTCAAATCACCAGCATCTCTATGTGCAGCAGTTCGGAAAGTATTGTTCACGGTGACAGTCGTGAACGGTGTTTTGGGAACTAAGAAACGAGGATCCATCTGGTTTGCTGCACGCATTTGTGCTGCATACCTTTCTGGAAGTAGTTCCTCAAAACCTTCTGCCAAGTGTTGGAGAAATGGATACGCCATTTCAAATTTCTCAGGAGATTTCGCAGTGTATGATGTAGCACGACCATACGGAATACGAGGATACCTGTCATACCATCCAGCTATACCTGACAGAACACCATTAGCGTAGGTGGTCTTACAGACATAGGTAGAAACAACACGCTCTGCTTCTGCTTTCATAGCATCCTTATCGAGTGATCGTGTAGTTTCCACCCATTCATTGAAATTGAAATTGTCTTTCTTGACAGTCGCAATTCCCCAGACATTTGAACGATTGGATGGTTGCTGCTTCTTACCTGAATGACGCTTACGGATCTCATCAATTGGATCCTCGCCAAACAGATTATCAGTTGGCTTCATGAAGTAGTCAAGAATATCATACTCTTCTTCGGTGACCCATTCACGATTACCCAACTTACCCTCTCGTGGTCCAGCAGCAAGTCCACGATTTTGGGTTTCAGTAGCTGCATCACGCAACCCCTTATAAGCCATATCTTGTTCTTCTTTCGTAAAGTAGTTTTTACGGAATTTGAATGCGATACGACTCTCTGACTCAGGATTATCTGAGCCAAGTAGTGGAGGAAGATAACAATCGGTATCCTCCTCGATTAGAATATCATAATGAGATTCATCTAGGAATTGTCCCAATAGATGTTCACTATCATAATATTTGTCTGCGACGATTACTTTGACCATTTTTTTGTCTCCTAACCTTAAAAATTGAACCCTTCGAACGACTTGGTAGTAGTATGTATGTCACCAAAACTACCCTTGTCGAAAACTGGCGTGTCGTCTTTTTTCTGACCAGCATCGGAAAGGTTGGTCTGTGCAGATGGTTCAACATCATATAATTTCATTTTACTTCTGTCTATTCCAACCACAAATCTTTTGTAATAACTAGGATCATTATACCTGTTTTTTAGTTGCTTGACAATGATTTGATTTAATTCTTGCAATTCTTCATTGGAAACAAGAGCAAACATAAAGTCTGCTGTCGCAGGTAGACCAAAAGATTCAGATGTATCTTCAAGTCCAGGATCAGAATTTGCAAAACCAGATCGAGTTGTCTGAGTAGCAGAAACAATAGGAACATTATACTCAACTGCCAGACCACGCAGTTCTTCCGCAATAGCCTTCACATATGTATAACTGTTAATATTTGCTCCCTGCTTCATTCGCTGGGAAGAACAGATGTTCAGATAATCAATGAATATCATATCTGGTTTGAAGTCTCTCTTGATCTTCAGTTCTTCGAGCAATGCACGGAAATGTCCAGCATGAGCACCAGCAGTCGGATACTCTTTTACAATCAGAGTTCCCTGTGTTTTGTTTTTGATTTTTTGTAGTCGCTTATCGAAAACATCTTTGTCTACAACCTTCAACTCATCCATAGTCAGGTTCATCAGATTGGCATCGATACGCTCTGCGATTCTTTCTTCAGCCATCTCCATAGTGATATAGAGAATGTTGTTTCCTTGTTTCATTGCAGCTGCACCAACATGGCACATGAACAGAGATTTACCAACACCTGTTCCAGCCAATGCAATGTTAAGAGTTTTCTTAGATAAACCACCTTTGGTGATTTTGTTGAACAGTTCCAAATCAAACGGAATTTTTTCTTCTACTCGATGGTAAAAATCAAATCTGGAATCTGCATCACTAATATAATCATGACCAACATGATTGTCAAAAGAAACAGCAAGAGCATCAGACAGAATGCTAGGAATAGCATCTGGTGTGTTAACTTTATCCCGTCCATCAATGATCGATATTCCTTTAAGAATCGCATTATAGACAGCCTTATCTTTACAAAACTTTTCGGTAGAACCAATTAGCCAATCTTCGCTAGTTGGTTTCTCGTATTTGATACCTGAGATGTATTCCTGAATCTCAGCGTGTTCCTTGTCATTAAGATCTTTTCTATTTCCAATCTCAATTGACAGGATTTCTTTTGTGATCTGTTTGTTATACTTGTCAAAAAACTTGACAATCTGATCAGCGATGATTGCTTCTTTACGATCAGCAAAATACTCATTTTTAATAAACGGAAGCACCTTGCGACAGTAATGCTCATCTTCGATCAGATTACCAATGATTGTCTGTTCTATCCTCATTAAACCCCACCAGTGTATGTAATGTTGTTCTTGATAACACCCTCATCCAATAACTCAACTAGGATGTCACCGATATAATTTCTAAAGTCTTGGGTCGTAGTGTCAACTTTTGTAGGATTTTCGTGAACATCAAACTCAAACTGAATTCGTAGCTGTTCACTCTCTTCAATTAGTCGCACAACACCGTAAGTATAGAGTATACCAGTATAAGGTTTGGATGTCAACTTAATGACATCCATTCCATTGATTTCATTATCAAGTAGCTGGTAGTTCGTCTTCGGATCCGACTTCTTCGATATGCTTGGAAATATCTTCATCTTTAATTATCTGGCTAGTTGCAATTGCATACTTGTCTTTCACAAATTCATAAAAGGTCTTATCTGTCAGAATTGGCATCCAAAATTCTTTGGTGTCAGTTTCTTTGATTCGATATTTCTTATCTTCACCAACAATCTGATACCAACCATTAGATGGTTTTACCACATGTCCTGATTCAAGAGCCAAATCCAGCAAACCAGACCACTTAGATATACCCCCATCAAACCGAACACTAACAGGAATCTTCGATTTCTCTTTAACATATCGAGACTTTTCGACATTAATGATAAAGTTGTAACCAACAAGATCGCTCCCCTCTTTGTCTTGCTGACGACCAAGAATGAAAATGTTGTCAGCGGAATAATAAGAACCTGTTCCACCACCGACAATATCTTTAGGGAACATACCAATTTCTTTGTAGGTATGATTGACTACAACCATAGGAACATCTTTCATAGTCAGATGTGGTGTAACCATACGGAACAAAGATTTCATCTGCTTAGCACGTGACATATCAGCGACTGCTTTCTTGTCCAATGCATCTTCAACTTCTTTCTTTGAAGCCAAATTGCCGATAGAATCAATACAAATCATTACATGATCGCCACGATTGATCTCCTGTAACTGTTGCATAATATCAAACTTCAGTTGTTCGACATCAGTAACAGGAGTATGTAGCACACGATCGGTAGCAATGCCGAATGAATCAAAATAAGATTGAGGAGTACCAAACTCACTATCGTAAAATAAAAGAACAGCATCATCGTATTTGTCAAGGTAAGATTTAGCCATCAGTAGACTGAAGGCAGTTTTGAAATGTTTGGATGGACCAGCCCACATGGTGAGTCCAGGAGTTAGTCCTCCATCGAAACGTCCAGACAAAGCCACATTGATAATGGGAATGCTGGTAGGAATCATGTCTTTCTTTGTGAAAAACTTTGAATCCCTTAAAATAGCAGTCTCTTTGATCGTGCTATTACTTTTTAGTTTATCCAATAAACTCATATTTACCCCTTCAAAAAGTCAAGAAGTTCGTTCTGAGAAATCGAACCCACTTGTCTCCTAATTTCAGTGCCGTCATCTGCTACAACTACCATAGTTGGAACAGTTCGGACACCATAATGAACAGCCTTCTCCATATCAGCATCAATATCAATATTTTC